TTTGATTAATTCTTGAAGAGTAAAATTACGACTTAAATTCATATTTGTTTTATTTGAAGTTTTTTATTATTTGTTTCATAAAGAGCTACATGGTTGTAGTGTTTTACAATTCCATTATTAAATTTTATTAAAGGTAAAAACATTATATCATTATAGGGAGTATATCTACAGTGTTCAGGAATGTCTATTATATAAGGTTTTATAGTCCACTCTGTATTTGGATGGCATAACCAAAAAATAGGTTTATCACAATACCAAGTTAGTTTAGCATTTTTATTTACATGATTATTTAACATTAAATAAAAAAATTTATATATCCTTATGTTTTCAGGATCTGGAAACATTTTAGAAGGAGCATCGTCAAAAAATATAGTATCAAAAGTACCTAATGTTTTTAAAACTTCTTGCCAATATCCTTGAACAATATTTACTTTATGTTTTTGTTTCTTACTCCATTCTTCTAATTCTTTTATCATTATAGGTTCAATAATAGTATGAGATTTAATATTATATTTTTGTATTTCATCGGCAGAATAACCTAATCCAAACCCTATTTCTAATACATGACCTTGTGGTTCTACATGTTGTATTAATTTTTTTACATAAGGTTTTTCCCATTCCATCATAACCTGAAAATCTATAGATGGATCATATATAATGTCTTGATTAGCTATGTCTTTCCCTTTTATATAATTCATTTTTTCTATTGTAGATTTTTTTGGATTTTACCACGCGCTGGTGGTATCGTCTATCTTTTAATTTTTTAGCTATTTTATTAGACTTATTGCTCAAGAATTAAAGCTCTAATATTTTTTCTTCCCTGATATATCTCAGTCTTAGCCTTACCCTTGTAGCATTTATAAGATATAGTTTCTGAATACTGTCTCTCCGCTTCACGTTTCCCGCGTAAGCATTGGGCCATCGACGGTTGAATAAGGTGTTCCTTAATTTCTCCGTTTACGAACATCAGAAGGGCGATCACACTCTCTATCAATTTGGGCCTCCATTTCCGTTTTTATAATGCATATCTCTTGATGCATCTTTTAATTTTTCAATATCCTCTAAAACCTTATCCATTTGCTTTCTTAAAAACTCGATGTTTACTTTATTTAAAGCCATATCTTCAATGTGTTTAGTTATACGATCTAAAGTTTTGTAAATATCCTCGATCATCATAAATTGCTCGGAATCTGCAGGAAGCGAACCAAGTTGACCCCGTGGCCATTTGATTCTAAATTCTGTATTCTCTTTTAAATCTTTTTCCATTAGTTCTAATGTAGTAGAAATTCGATTTTGAGTCTCAATGATACCGAAGTAAGCCCAGGTTCCAATCGCGACCATCGCGATCAACGAGGCTACCGTTTTCATAGGCATTTGCACGGCTGCTTCTTCAGAAATTTTTAAAGGTTTACTCATTATTTTTTCTTCTTCTTAGGCTTCTTTTTCTTTTTTCCTACGGGTTTACTGCCGTAAGTCTCCGTCCAATCTTTTGCAATCTTAGGATGATTCTTCCATAAATACTTCCGTTGTTTTTCTGATCTGAATGGCATTAGTTATAACTATATCCTGTGTTGCCTTGTTCTAATTTTTTAAATAATTGTTCGTGTTGTTCCATAATTTCTTCATCTGAATCCATCATACGATCCATCTTGTCTTGCATTTTTTCAACTACTCTTTCAAGTTTTTGTACTTTATCTTCATGTACAGCTTGAATAGTTGACAGTTCAAATGTTCTAGATAGACTCCAACCAGCTAAAGCTAATAAAATTCCGACTAACATTGTCATTAATTTTTCTAGCATCCACAACCTACACATTTACACCCGGGAGTAAGACAATCAATTCGATGCTCCGGTATATTGCAGTGACATTCATGATTACATTTTTTACAACCCTTAATATTATTAGAGGTTGTGAACCAACTTACAATTTTATTCCACCATTTAGCCATTAGGTAAACTACTTTTTAACCATTTGAATATTTTTTTAAAGGGCCAACAAATTATTCCCCAAACCCAATTTACAACTTTTTTAACCATTGTATCCTCCTTATGTAGGTTTTAATTATTTGCATAATTATAACATTTACAATGACACGTGTCATCATAAGCACTATTACTCTTGTTTTTTCTTAATAATTCCCCAACTATTTTGAGTTTTTTCTTGTTGTTCTTCCATTTCATAGAAGAATTTATCAGAATCTTCAGTTCTCCATTTTCCCGTATCTTCAACATTCCAATTAGAAGTTTGTACTTTCCAATCAGGAATTTCATTTCTAACGGTAAAAGAACCTATACTCCAAATAATTCTATTATTAGGTTGAGCTGCATAATTGCCATCGTTTAATGCCATTATGTGTGCACATTTATGTTCATGTGGAATTTCTGAATGATCGGTATCTAATATATTACTATCTGGATGAGCCCAATCAATAGTAAACATATAAGTTCCATGATGTAACTTTTTATCTTTACCAAAATATTTACCAGAAGTTCCTTCTAAGAGATCGTAAGTAGTAACAGAAGGATAATAACTAAAACAGTTCCATAGCTCCAACTCATCAAGTCTACGCCTAGGTACTTCTTGCGGGTCAAAACCTCTTTGAATGAAGGCACTAATAGGTAAACGATAAAATACTGCACCGTTTTCCATAATAGCATGAAATAATATGGGACTTCCTGTAATAGACGCAAAACCAAAAATAATACAATCTTCAACTTCTCCATGATGTTTTTTAAGATCATATAAATATTCCCTTCTTATTTGAGAATAAATCATTGGTGTGTTGGCATTTAAGTAAGACATAATTTTTCATTAAAGAAAAATTATACTCTACTTAATTATTAATTTCTATATCGGGAACATAACAAATATTAATTACTAATCTCCGATCTTCATCCGTACAAGTAAATCCTGAATGTAAAATATTTGAATCAAAAATACATATTGTATTGGCTTTGCTTTTAATTATTTGATCTTTTATTTTTAAATAGCCATTATTATTGTTTACAAAATAAACCGCTGATTTTAAAGAATCATTAGAATAGTCATTGTGACTACCTGTATCTACATGCTCATTTGTTTTAAATGTACAATTAACTTTAGCTCTGATTAAGCTTAAAGGTTGTATTTTTGATAAAATAGGATTTAGTATATTAATATGATTTCGAGGTACATCCGCATTATAAAGCGGATGTACATATTGAAAAGGACTCTTTTTATGGTGTGTAGTATTTTTGTTAAAATACCAATCAATATCGGAAGATTCTACAAAATTTTTAATTTTAAGATGTTCTTCAGTGTTTAAATAATTTGCAATTACTTGCAACTCACACCTCCGTTTAGATTTAATTATTACGTATAAGTAATAGTCACACCAGGGGTGTTTGTCAAATCTAAATAAACTCCTTCTTTAAATAGAATTCCTGAGCCAGGTAAGAATAAATTCATACCTTCTGTACCAAATTTATATGTAGCAATTGCAGTCCCACCAGAGCCTCCAGTTTTAAAAACAATAACTGAATTCGCTATACCTTCAGCTTGAATAGAAGTTATTCTAGCTCTTTGGGTTGTAGGAATCATTTGTCCGTCACCTGTTGCGTGGGCTACCGATTGATCACTTGTAAACGATCCTCCGCCTGCCATAATTTTTCTCCTTTTTAATTTTACGTGAGCTCCCGGAGGAGCTCACAATTTTTTAGTTATTATGCAAGATTATTATTTTGTATATAATCCACAGTAATAAAACCTCTACCAGCTGAACCAGCAGATGTATCAACATAAATTGTTACATCACTTGATCCAACATCAGCCCAAGCATCTGCATCTGTAATAGTTCCACCTGAACCAAATTTAATAACATCAGCTGATGTTCCTAAAGCCAATGCTGTAAATAGTTCAGTTGACGCTGTACTTGTGCCAACACTTAAGTTTTGAGAAGCACCATCACACGCAGTTGTAATATAAACAGTAATTTCTGTTATTTGTGAGTTAGCTGGAATTATAATTCCTGTACTCGCTGCTGCAGTTGATTGAGTGTAAGCTGCACTTTGAGACATTTTTACAAATCCCAAATTTGCGCTCGCTCCTTCTCTTACGGTTCCCGCTTTTACCGGTCCCGAAAATGTAGTTACGCCCATAATATCCTCCTAGTTTCTGAACATAGTCTCTAGGCCGTCGACTATACTCGTCTATGTTCTGATTAATTGTATAGTGTCAAAATTATACAATAAAAATACTGGACTTTCTACTACTTAGTAGTTTCTTTCTCATGTAAATTAAAGGATATACCGTATCTAGGTTCTGTATTTAAGTTTCGCCAGGGGTAGCTATTGTGGTCTAGAAAAGAAGAAAAAAGGCAAAAAGAACCCTCAAAACAATCTACTATTTCATTAATTTGATGAAAATGTAACTTTTGGGGGTGTTTATTTAAATAAATAACCCCCGATGCAAGTGAAGGAATATGATCATGTCTCATAGTATAATGAGATTGATTTTCTTTAATACCCCATGCATCTTTTAAGAAATAATTCTTTTTAAAATAATGATGTTTAGCGGCTAAATCATCATATAAATTTAATATATTCAATAAAGGCACTAGAAATTTTTCGTCGGTTAAAAAATAATCCCAAGATGTTACCAAACCTTTAACATTAGTTTTATAATTTAAATTATTTTCTAATTTAATTCCCTCTTCAATTTTTTTAATTAAATATTCTGAATCAATATCTATTTTAGCTTTTATGAAAAAATATTTTTGAGGAATTTCGGAGACAATTTCTTTAAGAATTTCCATATCCCCTAGTAGCATAAAAAAAGGGGCGATGCAAATTGCACCGCCCCTAATTATTAATTGTTAATACTGTAATTAGTATTAGCTAGTTGGTAAATTTCCGTTACCAAATACACATCTTGGATCACTCCAACCGTATGAGTATCTTTCTCTAGCTTTGAATCTAACGTTACCAGTATCGAAATCACCTTCCATCGCTGTTTTGATTGGTGATCTAACAAAGTGTTTGAACCCGTTAGGTACATCAGTCAATAAGAAATATGAGTCAGTGTCAGTAAGGAAGTTGTTTACAACAAATCCTTCTGGAACCATTCCCATGCTTCTAATAGCGTTGATGTCGTTATCTGCTGTGCCGACTCTTTGAGGGGACTTCATCAATCTTTCAGCAGTAAATTGTAATTCTTTTGGAATTATCATTTTTCTGCCTGACGTTGCAATTTTTAGTCCTCTTTCATCGACGAACCCAGCAATGTCGATTAACGACTGCTCAAGCGAAGTTTCGTTTAAGTCTGCAGCAGTTGAAAGAACATTAGAAAAAGTTCCACCAGTTGCAAGTGGGTGTGCGTTTCCAATTAAAGATTCGCCGTCTCCACCTGTTACAGTAGTTACTTGTCCGTTGTTCAATACGTTTGCAGCTTTAACTTGCTTCGTATTTGCCATAGATCTTGCAAGTGCTCTAGTATATCTAGCTGCAAGTCTATCGTATAGGTTGTCTTCGATCGCTTCCTCAGTAATTGAGAATGCTAAAGCGACTGTGTCGTGTGTGTATCTAGCTGTGAAAGCTTCTTCAGCTTGATCAAACACTACTCCAGCACCTTCTTGTTTAACCGGTGCAGAAGCAAAGCCACTTAACATTACTTCCTCTTCGAAAGCTCTGTCAGATGTTTCAGTAGTATAAATCTCTTTGTCTTGATTTTCATATCTACTATATTCCAGGCCGAATAGCGCATTCAAACCTGGCTCTAGTTCTTTAACTAGTTGTGCTCGTGATATTGCCATGTTTTATCTCCTATTCCTATTAAGCTAAGCCTGTTGTACCACTTTTGTAGAAGTGGTTGTTTATTCTAACAAGTACATTCGCATTAGCATTAGCTGTGTCAGAGTTGTCTGGATCTTGCGAAATATCGATTGCTTGAACAGCAAAAGTTGTCGCAGTTCCTGAAACACTAACATCAAGTTGTGCTTTGGATATACCTGTCTGTGTAACACCAGTAGTGTTTGTAACAGAATAGTTTTTAAAAAGATCTGCTCTAGTAAAAGCCTCATCTGCATCAACTAAGAACACAGCATCTGGGTCATCAACAATAAACGCCGTAATGTCGCTTGCTGTAACCGATCCTGGGTAATAGTTTTTCCAAGTTGGCTTCTGAGTAGTTGGATCAGTGTAAAAACATCCGTTAAAAACGCCCACAACAGCATCCGATGTATTGGCACCATGTTTTTGAATGTTACCACTCGCAAGAGGTTCTACCAAGTCACCTTGATAAATCGCAGTAGCGTATCCACTTGCAATCGTATATCTGTTTTGAGCACCTACTAATGGTGTACCGTCAAGTTTTCTGTAAGGTCTTAGACCGTACTTTTCACTTACGTTAGCCATAGTTGTTTTCTCCTTTTAACTTATTTATTAATCCAAGCTACTTAAGTAGGTATCGCAAAAAAATTATTATTTTTTACGAGAACCCCCAAAGGTAACTCTAGACTGCCTTTCAATATTGATCGGCATGTCCGGGTGTTGTTCCTTCATAAGATCTCTGTCTATCGCGTCCGTTCTATCTTGAGTTATTTTTCTAAAATACTCAGCACGTGACTTCAATATCTCAAAAGGTATCCTTGCCAACACAAGGCCACCAATTCCGATGAGTCCAGCATGTTTTCCTTCATTGATGACTGGGTAATCATGTTCACCTATTTCACTTAATAGTGTTTCGGCTTTCACGAATTCCCAACCTTCTCTAAGTTTTTTCGAAACGTTTGCTACGTCCTCAAAACCCATTGTTGCAGTTCTTATCCATCTATGGACATATCCCTGCGGTGCAGCTGGTGCATCTAAACTAGATGGTGGAGTCCAATCTTTCTTACGAGATTCTTTTTTTCTCGTTTCAGACTCGCGTGAAGTTTTTATTTTTTCCATGTTATGCTCCTTCCTTCACGTATTTTGCGTATTCCTCTAGTGGCACTCCTAATTTCTTAGCGATAACTACCTGTGATTTAGTGAGTTTCACAGACTTGCGTCCACCTGATCTTCTGCTAACAGAAGCAACATTTTGGACGGGTGCTTCTTTCTTTTCTTCAACAGTAGATTGTGCAAATTTCTGAGGGAAATACTCTCTCATACGTTTGTTTATTTGATTATAATACTCGTCGCTATCTGATGCAATACCCTGCTGGAGTAAATCTTCATGAATACTCATAGCAGCGCCAGTTAACACTCTATCACTCCCAAACCATTCGTTATCAGTAGCCCATCTTCGAGCTTTATCACTAATTGGTGGTTGTTCAATAGGGGTTTCTGGTTGCTTTACTTCAGATTCCGACTGTTTTTTTCTGGCCTCTTTTTCATTTAGAGACATAGAAACTTTTTCTTTCTCAACTGCAAGCTTGGTTAACTGATCGTTAGCCTCCATAATTTTAGTTGCATCTTGAGATTCAATTGCTTCTTTTAATGAAGATTTGACTTGTTGTCTTTCTGAATCAATTCTTGCATTATATTCTTTCAAGTAATTTGTATCAGTCTCATCAAATTTATCTTGAACAGTTTCATACTTAGATTTAAGACCTTTGGCATAATCCATTGCCGCAGCTTCTCTTCTCTCAGCTTCTCTTACTTGAAATGTAAGCTTCTTTATTCTTTTTTGAACTTTGTCAGAATAATCTTTTAAACCTTCTTCCTCCGGTTTCGAATCTTCAGATTCCTGAAGTTCCTCCTTCGGTTGTTCTTCTAACTTAGTTTGCCTTTCATTTTCATAAGAGATATCAGAACCACGATCTTTTTCTTTTGCGTGATCTGTATAACCTAGATCTACTTCTTGTTTTGGTAATTCAGTAGCATCTGGTTCCTTTGGTGTCTCTTTAATTTCAACGGATTCTTCTTTGACACCATCCGTGTCTAACTCCACTTGGGGAGTTTTTTCTTCTTCAGCCATTTTTCCTCCTTAATAATGGTGCAAAATTTCACGTGGATCTTTTATGGTGCTTATAACTTCATCATCATTGAGCACTCTTACTTCCCCACCTTCAATTTTGAATCTTGAACCGGCGTACCTGCTAAAAATTACCCAATCATTAAGTTTACACCACGCACCAAGTGGAAATTTATCTTTGTCTCGATAACAAAGATTACCCATTTTAAGGACAAGACCACACACGGTAGTCATTTGAATGGTTTCTTGTGTTGTATCCGCTAAAATAAGACCACCTTTAGTTTTTTTAGGTCCAGCATAAGGTAGAATTAACATTCTATACCCTGTTGGATTAGGTAGTCTTTCTAATAGTGAATCAGTGATCGCTTTTGGATCTAGAACTGTAGAAACTTCTTCCTCTGTTTTATACGAGTCTTTTAATTTCTCAGTCCGTTTCGGTTTCTCCGTGGACGTTTGCATCGCTTAACTCCTGTTTATTCAGCAGGTCTTTTAGTTCCTGTTGCAAATCTTCTAAAGATTTGATTTGCCCTCTAACATATTGTAGTTTCTCTATCGTGTCAACACTATATATAGCGGCTTGTTTAAGAGTTTCAAGTTGCTTATTTACGGTTTGAATTACCTTTGATATTGTAAATGGATCCATCATATTTTTTGTAAACAAATTTTATTTTCACCAGCTTTTAAAGTTTTAAAACCAAAATGTGTTAAAACAAAAGCTATTTGATCCATTTCAAATTTAGTATAATCGTCAAAAATAAACCTAGTTCCTTTTCTTGATCGATCTGCAAACCAAATACTTTCTCTTAAAACATCTTTAGTCATGTGGGGACCGTCAAAATGAACTAAATCATAAGGACCAGAATTAATATGAGTATTCATAAATTCAATATCTGTCATGTGATGGAATTTAAAATTTTCTTCCTCTTTAAAATCTTCTTCCATCTGGAGGCGCATACTATCTGTGTAATCAGCCGTATAGGTCC